CGGAGAAAAAGAAACCCCAAAAGTAAAAGAAGTAAAAGTAAAAGAAGTAAAAGTAAAAGAAGTAAAAGTAAAAGAAGTAAAAGAAAAAGAAGTAAAAGAAAAAGAAGTAAAAGTAAAAGAAAAAAAACCAAGAGGTAGACCAAAAAAAGTATAATAATAACTATTATATATATGAAAATAAAAGTTATTAAAAATATGTCATTTTATATTTATATAGTTATTATTTTATTAATAATAGTTTTTTTAATTTACTTATATGCTTATAACTCAGGTTCTTGTAAAGTAAATAAAAAATATATATGTAATAATAAATTTTGTCTATTTAAAGAATTTTATTTAGAACTACCTAGTAATATAGAAAAAGATATTAATACTATTCAAAAAAATAAAGATTTACAGAAAAGAGTTGAGATAAAATTTTATCCAGAAATAATTTTAAATTGTGCTGTTCCAAATAAAAGTGGAATTACTATTTCAACACAAAATATAAAAAAATATTGTCCAAATGTAATTAAGTATTACAAAAATGAATTATGTAATATAATATCAAATAAAATAAATTTAAAATTGTATCCAACAGATTTACGATTTCCAACATCATGTGCTATTCTAATATATGAAAAAGAGGGTGATTGGATAAATTGGCATTATGATTATAATTATTATAATGGTCGTTTTTTTACAGTATTAATACCTATAACAAATGAAATAACATGTACAGAATTCCAATTATTAGATGACAATAATAATATTAAAAGTATACAATTAATAAATAATAATTGTATATGTTTTGAAGGAAATTATTTGTATCATAGAGCGTCTAAATTATGTAATAAGCAAAGAAGAGTGATTTTATCCTGTCAATATGTTACAGATAATAACATGAGTTTTTTAAATAAAATGAGAATTAATATAAAAGATTTTGCTTACACAGGTAAGCTATTTAACTGAAGATATTATAATTATATTTATAAAATAATTGATGAATTGTATTTTATAAATTTTCTATATAATTTTTATGCTTAGTACTTCTTAAATGTTCTGCTTTACCAGCACATCTTACTTGTGAGCCACATTCACATATAAATATTTGTTTTTGTTTTTCAAGAATTTTTTCTTTATTTTTTTGATACCAACTATCCTTATATTCTTTCACTTTCTCTTTATTTTCTTCTACATATTCCTTAGTTTTCATTTTGATTTCTTCTTTATGTGATTCATAATAATTATGAGTTTGTTCTTTAATTTTTTCCTTATTTTCTTCGTTATATTTTTTTTTAAATTCTTTTATTTTATCGGCATTTTTCTCTCTATACTCTTTTTGTTTTTGGTTTTGGGGTTGTTTTATAAATATTATTTCTTCTTCGTCTTGTTCTTCTTTATCTTCTTTATCTTCTTTATCTTGATCTTCATCTTGTTCTTTTTTATTTTGATTTTCTTCTTGTTTAATTTTTGGTTGTTCTGGTTCAATAATTACACATAACTGATTTTGATAATTTATATGAACTTTAGATTGTAAATGTCTATGTTTATTACCAAATGTATATTGACTTCCACATTCACAATTAATTATCTGTGATTTTTGTTCTTTTAATTTCTCCTTGTTTGCTTCACGCCATTCTTTATGTGCTTTTGATGCTTCTTCTTTATGTGTTTCTCTATATTCTTTTTTTTGTTCTTTTAATTTTTCTTTATTTTTCTCTCTATATTCTTTTTGTTTTTCAGAAATTTCTTCTTTGTGTTCTTCGGCATATTGTTTTTGATACGCAAGTTTATGTTCTTTATTTTCTTCATAATTTTGTTTTACTTTTTCTAAGATTTCATCTTTATTTTCTTCATACCAATCGTGTTTTTGAAAAGATATTTTTTCTTTATTACATTCCAAATACTCCTTTATTTTATCTTTATTATTTTCTCTATATATTTTAGTTCTTTTAGATATTTCTTCTTTATGTATTATACTATATATTTGACTATATTCTTTTTTACTTCTATTTGGAATAGAAACATTTAATGTTGATGATTCTTTTTCAATCCAAAATCGTTCTCTATCCTTCGCTTCATTAATATTATTACAAGGGTAATTTTCAATTATAACCATATTCCAATTTTCCCAACCACCATTTTCACGAATTATTTTATATATTTTACAATTATAACTTTTTGATGTTTCATTAGTACAATTACTTTTATGCATTCTATATCTTTGGTAATAGCATGTAGTATGTCCAATATAAATATCAGCAATATTTACATCTTTACATTGAATTTTATAAATAACTGTTTTTTTATAGTCAGCTAAAATGTTAGACATTATAATTTAACTATTACAAATTCTTTAAATTATAATTTATCAGATATAATTATTACAATTTTATTTTTTTTTTAAAAATCAGCACTTAATAAAAATACATCTTCTGAAACATTTTTGTTAGCTAAAGCATAAGAGTCGTTTTTTTTTTCAAAAAAATTTGTTTTGCTTTCTAAACTGATCAGCTCCATAAAATCAAATGGATTGCTAACATTGTATATTTTTTTGTAGCCAAGTTGGACAGCTAATCGGTCAGCCACAAATTTAATATATTGTGTCATCAAATCTGAATTCATACCTATCAATCTACATGGTAACGCATCACATATGAATTCCATTTCAATATCAACTGCTTCTTTAATAATTTCATGAATACGTGATTTATCTATTTTTTTCTGCAACTTATTATACAAAAGAATAGCAAATTCACAATGAAGAGCTTCATCCCTTGAAATCAATTCATTACTAAAAGTTAGCCCAGGCATTAAACCACGTTTTTTAAGCCAAAATATGCTACAAAATGCGCCACTAAAAAAAATACCTTCTACACAAGCAAATGCAACTAATCTCGTAGCAAAACTACTTCTATTATCATGAATCCATTTTTGAGCCCAATCAGATTTTTTTTTAATACAAGGGTAGTTCGATATAGCATTAAATAGCTTTGATTTCTCTTCTTTATCTTTTATATATGTTTCAATTAAATTACTATATGTATGACTATGTATATTTTCCATAGCTATCTGAAATCCATAAAATGCTCTAGCTTCTGACACTTGAATATCATTCATAAAACGTGATGCTAAATTTTCTAAGACAATTCCATCACTAGCAGCAAAAAATGCCAAAATCATAGAAATAAAATATTGTTCATCCTTATTTAAGCTCTCCCAATGAGTTAAATCTTTTGTTAAATCAATTTCTTCAGGTCTCCAGAAACAATCTACTTGTTTTTGATACATATCCCATATATCTTGATATTTAATTGGAAACATAACAAATCTATTATCGTCTGGGGTCAATATTGGTTCATTGGTAATTTTAGTATTTTTAGACATCCTAAATAATATATTACAAAGATTTTAAATTATTTTTTATAATATTAAAATAATTATATAATTTAAAATGAATATTATTCCATATAATGATAGAATATTTATTTCTATTAAAGAAAAATATGACAGATTTGACAAAATTCAAGATTTAATTGAAACAAAAAAAAATTTTTTAATTAATAAAAAAAAGAAATTAAGATTTATTTTAAAACAAAATAAATTTTTAGAAACTGTAAAAGATGATTATCAAAAATATTATAATTATATTTCTCAACAAAAAAATGATCAAATAAGAGCACTCAAACTTTTAGATGAGTATATTAAAGATTTAACAATATCAGGTAAATTAACAAAACATAATATTGAAGATGCAAAAGAAGAACAATCTAAAATTTTACGCGAAGTGAATTTAATTAAAAATGAGTTAGATTCTATTGTAGATGATACAAAATCTCTAACTAATATATAAATTTTATTTATATGAATATTAAATTTATATCTTTAATATATATATGTCACAATCAGATTTTTTAAATGAATTTGAACAACAAATGACTAGATTAGCTCAAATTAGAGGTAAAATTCAAGCTAATTTACAATTTAAAGAACAATTTACAAATGAACTTAAAACAAAACTTGCTAATATTGATCAAAAACTTCAAGAACTATCAACAATAATAAAAAATCTTAAAGGAAGATCTGATGATTTAGAAAAACAAATTGGAATAAATTCAACAGAAATTAATAATAAAGAACAACAAATCAAAGATTTAGAACAACGAATAAATCAATTAGGAGAAAATTACAAAAAACTTCAAGATGATATTGAAAAATTAACACATGAAATAGAAGTAAAACAAGATGCTATAAATAAATGTGAAGAACAATTAAGAAAAATAACAGGAGAAAATCAATTGCTAAAAGATGAAGTATCTGCTTTACAAGAACAAATGAAAACTTCTGGAGATGAACAAAAAGCTAGTGCTGCTGAACAAATTAAACAAATAACTGAAAACTTTCAAAAAGAATTAGAAGAACAAAGAGTCCAATTAACCAAACAGATTAACGAACATGAAGCTACAATTACTGAACTTCAACGCAAAATTGCAGAAGTTAATGAAGAAAAACAAAAAATACAAGATGAATTAAATCAACATCAAGGATCATCACAAAGTCAACTACAACTTTTACAAAAACAAATAGATGATTTAAAATCTGAAAATGAAAACCTTATTGATAGACTAAAAGCTGCTACACAAGCTATTGCTGATGCGGCTGATAATTTAGAACTTATTATGAATAGTGTTCCAAATGTTCAAACAAAACAAGAAGTAGACACTTTATTAAATAATATAGAAACTACAATTTTAAATATAAGTAGTGCTGCTCAAGGACAGACAACAGGACAGATAACGGCACAGACAACAGGAAAACAATCAGAAATATCACCAGAAACTAAGATAAAATTATATGATATTACAAAACAACAAAATATTGATATACCTTATATTAATTTAATGGGCAAATTAGCAGATAAATCAAGACAAGTATATAAGAGTACAAAAAATAACAATAATAAATATGAAGTTGCTTTAAGAGAATTAAGAAATAATCAATCACCAGATAAAATTGCTAGTATATTAAGAAATAATGGTATAGATGTAAAGAATGACGACATTATGGGAGGAAGAAAAACAAAAAAAAATAAAAAACAAAAAGGGGGTTTTATTTATAAATTTAATACAAGAAGAAAAATTTTATCAAATAATTCTAGAAGAAGTTCAAGAAGAAGCTCAAGAAGAAGCTCAAGAAAAAGCTCTAGAAGAAGTTCTTGATAAATTTGATAACATACCTTTTAATTTAGGATAAATTAAGCAATCTATTGGCCATTTTCCATGTAATTCTCTATATATTATTGAATTTATATTATAACGTTTTTGTATAATATTTTTTCTTTGTTTCAAAATATTTTTCCATTTACGTTGTATTAATTTAATCCAAAATGTTTTTAATATTGAAATACAATATTGCGAAGGTAAATAAACACATTCAGCTATTTCAATTTTAGATCTAGTTAAAACACAACTAATTATATTAGTCATCTCATTATAATTAAATCTTTTATATCTAATATGTGTTAAATAATGATAAATTATATCATCTGTTGAAATACCATGAAATTGTGTATTATATTTTTCACATATGACTATATTATATTTTGTTAAACTAATTTCTTCTGGTTGATAAAAATTATAATTTATTTCTTCATCTTCAGAATCATATGTGTTTTCAGAATTATATGTGCTTTCACTATCAGTTTCAGAATTATATGTAGTTTCATTATCGGGTTGGTTATCAGTTTCATTATTGAATTCCGAATCATATGTGCTTTCATTATCAGTATCATTATTAATTTCGTTATTAGACATTATAATATATATATATTTAATAATAATTATTCATTATTCAATCAATTTTTTTTAAATATTATATATATATAATGAAACTTAATTCAAGTGTATCAAAAATTTTAACAAATAAGTGGGTTTTAAATATAATAGCATTAATATCTTTTTTAAATGTTATTGGATATGCTATAATTGGTAATTTTAATTCAGTTATTTATTTTATTGTAATTGCCGTTTTAGTTCGATACTTTAGTAAAAATATGACAATTGTTTTAGGAGTTCCATTGATAATTGTTAATTTATTTTCACTTAAAGAAAATATGAAGGAAGGTATGGAAAATAATACAACAACTCAAACTCAAAGTGATAAAGAACAAGATAAAATTAATAATTTAGTTAAAAATAATAAACCTGACCCAAAAACAGGACAAGGATTAGTAATGCAACCAATTGAACCAATAAATGATAGTAATTCAAGTGATAATTCAACTGATAATGCTGCTCAATCAACCGGTAGTGATCAACAAGGGTTTGAATCTGGACGTCGTAAAAATAGAAATTATGATATAGATTATGCTACAACTATTGAAGATGCTTATGATCAATTAAATAATATACTTGGGAGTGATGGTATTAAACGTTTAACAACTGATAGTCAAAATTTGATGAAACAACAAATGCAATTAGCTGAAGCTATGAAAGGTATGGGTCCTGTTATTAAATCTATAGCACCAATGGTTGACAATTTAAAAGGTATGATGGGACAAATGGGTGATGGAAAAGAAGGACTAGGAGGTTTAATGGATTTAGCTAAAAAATTTACAACACAAACATCATCTTAATAAAATAAAAATTTATATTTGTATTTATATTTGTATTTATAATAATAAATAACTATAGTTGTTATTATTATAATAATTTTTTTGTATTATTTTTACTTGTTAATCTGAAATGTACTGTTTTCTTTTTTTTTCCACCAGATTGTGGTTTAGTTGCCATAGTTTTTACTGCATTATTAACAGAATTAAACCCATTTTGAACATTATCATTTTGAACATTATCATTTGATTGAGGTAATGAAATTTGTTTAGAAATTTTTTTTGCTATAGAATCTGAAATATAGGTTATGACATTATTTAATGATTCTACTAATTGGTTTTTGTTAGAGTTTAGATTTTTATTAGATTTTATGGGGGTTCCATCATATTTTTCTATTCCAGCTTCTTCTTTAGTTCCCATTTCAGGTTTTGCATCAGGATCTAATTCAGTTCCTTCTTCAGTTCCTTCTTCAGTTCCTTCTTCAGCTCCTTCTTCAGCTCCTTCTTCAGTTCCTTCTTCAGACTTTTCTTCAACTCCTTCTTCAGGTTTAACTTCAGACCCTTCTTCAACTCCTTCTTCAGACTTTTCTTCAACTCCTTCTTCAGTCTTTTCTTCAGTTCCTTCTTCAGACTTTTCTTCAGACTTTTCTTCAGCTCCTTCTTCAGGTTTAACTTCAGTTCCTTCTTCAGACTTTTCTTCAGTTCTTTCTTCAGGTTTAACTTCAGATCCTTCTTCAACTCCTTCTTCAGGTTTAACTTCAGTTCCTTCTTCAGGTTTTTTATCAGATTCTTCTTCAGACCCTTCTACAGTTGTAGTTTCAGGTTTTTTATCAGATTCTTCTACAGTTGTAGTTTCAGGTTTTTTATCAGCTCCTTCTTCAGGTTTTTTATCAGATTCTTCTTCAGGTTTTACTTCAGGTTTTTTATCAGATTCTTCTTCAGGTTTTACTTCAG